CGTGGTGATACTCTGAACTGTAAAGAAAAAGAACACCAATCACAATACCAATCACTAATAGTGTTGAAAGAATGCTAGAAATTCGTTGTTGAGTTTGATAGTTCATAAAACCTCCCATTCAGTTTCATAGTGGCAATCCTCACTTACATTGACCCAGAAGAAGTATTTCTGGTTCTCTGATGCAAGAAACAGCATACCATCACCCTTGTCCTGCTCTACAGTACAGATAGGATTGCCATCCATCATGTTAGCTAGACGATTTTTAGCCTTGATGCTTTTGGGTCTTACAGTGACTCGTTTCATGGTGGTAGATGCTTGATGAGTTCAATAAAGTTTGCTTTACCATGTGATATTACACCACCTCCATGCACATGTCAAGTAGGAAAACGATTACTAAAAATGATATGACATATAAGACATCCTTATCTGACTTGTTCACTTCTTTTTCTTTCTATCAACAACTTCTACATGTGTTACATGACCCGCTGGTGTTTGCATCCAGCGAACCATAACTTCATCATACCAATCATATGTTTCTACCTTACCACTGGCATAGAATAGTTTATACTTGTGTCTATCATATGGTTTATAGCATGTCTGCGAGAAATACTGTGGGTCGTCTTTGGCAATGAGTTGTGTCATGGATATGTGCTCACAATTTCAATAATGTAACGAATCTGTCCACCAAATCCAGTGAATGACGCATCAATATCTGATTTAATAGATTCTACAACAGCTTTATTATTTGACAAATCGTCAAGCACTTTACCAAATTGTTTATCTACTTCAGTAGAGCATGGAATATTATATTTGGTAACAGATGAAGTAGTGAAATCATTAGACACATATGCTGAATTTATCATAGTGTTACCACCTAAACTGATTACATCATTGCCCATACCACCAGGAAGATGATTGTTAATGTTTATGGTATTTTGTGCCACAAGTTGTTCAATCAATCCATCTTCTACGGGTTTCTTGCCATATACTTCTTCGTATTTTTCAATTAATGGATTCATATCTATCTCCTAACAATAAGTTCTTTTAATTGGATTAGTCATAAAGATGCTAATTCCTCTGCAAGTTGTAATAAATCAGATTTATCTAATACGACCAAATTATTTTGTGCATTATAAGATGTAACTTGTTCTGCAACAAGTTTGAGAACCGATGACAATAGTTGTTCTTCTGTCATATTCTCATCAGAATTACGAATACTCCAAACAGAATTCATAAAATTTTGTGCTCTTTCAGTCATCATCTTCCTCTTCATACATTTTTTTGAGATCTGCCATTACATCATCCATGGGAATGAGTTTCTCTTTACCTGTTTTCACATCATCAACAAGTTGAAGTAGGTGTTCGAGAAACTTTTTAGAATAGATCTCATCTTCCAAACTGTTCCAAAGGTATAATATACACTGTTCCAAATCATCGTCTTCAGAAAGAATACCATATCCCTGATATGAATTACCGATTAAATCTGCCCAAATACGAAAAGAACAACAACAATTATACCATCCTTGAAGAATACAACAACTCCAAATATATTCTATCCAAGACAGTTTAACCTTATCAGTATCAGTTCCCAACAGTGGTTTTGAAAAAATCATTTTTGTTCAATCCAGTTCAGTTTCGTTTTCATCTCTGTAATCCCATCTTCAAGTGCGGGAAAGAATATCAATATAAGTCATCGTGAAGGTGTTTCAACACAGATACTATAAGACCCTCTGACCAGAAAGTCAAGGGATAATGGGAGTAATGGTAATTAAACAACTGGACTATTGCGTATTGCCTACCTTTATTGGTTTTTAAAAGGACCATTTTTCGCCATTTGGTCAAGTTTGTCAAGAATACCATCAAATGATTTCATTTGATCAATACGACACAGAAGTTCAGAGATACCAGTGCAAACTAGTGGTCGCTCTTGCCGTGCAGCATACGCAAGTGCATTGCGAAGTGCTGCAGATGCTTCATTTAATGAATCTTCAACGGATTGTGATAATGCCATTAGTCAGATGCTCTCCATGATTTAATTTGTGTGCGATTAGTTTGAAATTCTTCTACATGCTGAAGAATAAGATGTGCAGTTTCTTTGATAATTTCTTTATCACTATCCCAATCAGAAACTTCAGTCCATACATAATAGATTTTATCAACAATAACGTCAATGAGTTTGTCATAATGAGTCATTTAATAATCTCCAGTTTACGTTTAAATGCCTGTTTACGAGCTTTCGCTTGGCGCAACATCTGTGGTTTCAGAGTGCGCTTGACATCTTTTTTGGAATGATGTTGCCAGTTGGGCGTAGTCATTGTCCTATCCTGTCTATATTATATAGGATTATTTAAACGTGGGGCAGATAAAATAGAAGAGTTCATCTCCATCTTCTGCAATACCCCACTCAAGAAACTCTTGACAAAGTGCAAAGATGTCAGCACGACGATTTTGCTTGTTAAGAATCTCAAGACGTGCTTCCACGTATTTGAGAATATCGTTAACCACATCGTTAACGTTCTCCGAATCAATCATCGGAATCACGCCATCGTCGCCATAATCAATGATGCTTTTCATGGGTCTATTTTTGAGTGCTCCACTATTATAGCACGGGTGTCAACCCCCTGTCAAGCCTCAGAATGAATGTCTTGTAAATGAGAAATTGTTGTTTCAATAAGTTTCCCATTTTCCCAACACAATTTATACAAAATATTTTGAGTGTTATCGGGCAGATCGATGTTTTTTAATTCGTCTTGTATTAATGATTTATCTGATATATTAAACAATAGTGAAATTTTATTTTGATTTTCACCAACAAAATAAAATCCTATTTTACAATCTTCTGCAGAATTCAAAACTAATTTTTCTATTTTGTCATTATTTTCATAATTTTTAAAAATATCTAGTTTAGATATGTGTTGTTTAGAAAGAACACATTCTATTTTTTGTGGTGTTTCGTCGGCATTTACTATAAAATTTACAATATTTAATTCTGATAATTCTGTATATTGTAAATTATTAAATTGCAAAATTGGAATATAACTCACAAATCGTTGTAATTCATCTATCGTAAAAATTTTTAGTGGTAAATAATTAACACTGTATTCAGAATGTATAATATGTTTTTCATCTGGAGTGATAACTGTTGCAAAAACATTTGAGATATCAAAAAAATATGTTTCGTATAAAGAACGATAAGAACTTAAAAATTTAGATATGTTTTCAATATCTGTTTTATTCTTTTCATCAAACATAATTCCAGCATCAGAGTAACAATTATAATTTGAAATTGATTTCAAACTACCATTTACACAAGAATAATTAAACACTCTAACCCAAGGAGTAAAGTGTTTTTTGAATCTTGCCCTTGCAGCAATCATGATGGGTAATATTTCTTCCAACGATTGCTGAAAATTATCTATGTTTTCAAAAGATAAAGTAATATTATTCTTTTGTAGCAAAGAAATAATTTGATCTAAATCAAACGCAGAATATTCAAATTTCATATGTACTAAAATCCTATTACAGGCAATTCGTTTTGATCAACACAATCAACAGAAATATAATAATCTTTGTCTACATCAGTATAATCTGGATCTTCTATTAAAGTTATTGGAGGAAACCAATGACCGACTTCGGTTTGTGCTTCATTGGGTGTAGAAAAATAACAAAACACGTCACCATAACTAATTAATTCGTCAAGAATTTGATGAGGAACTTTGTCTTCATAATATTCCCAAATTTTTTTTACTTTCTCCGGATCTTTACAGTTAAGTGGTCCCTCTGCTCTGATTCTCATCACAATTTTATCAGCATATTTTGCTAATTCTTTTATAAATTCTATGGTTGGTTTTACTGTTTCTTTATATCTCATTTTTCTTCTCCAGATTCAGAAACATTTTGTAATTCATTTAATACATCAATTACTTCTTGCGGCAAATCTTGATTATTTGGTATATTTTTATAATAAGAAATTAAACCATTTACTGTCAAATCACTATTAATTCTTTTCAATTCAATATCTACTTTTCTGGTAAATTCTTCAAAATCAGTAGTTACATCATTCAGAAATTCTTCACTATTGTAATCATTATTGTAAAAATTATTTAACTTTAGATCTAATAGGGGAAGTTTAAATTTAGACAATCCGCGGATAATATTTTGTTTTAATAAATATTCGCAATATCTATTAATTACCATTGACATTTTTTCTTCAAAATCTTCATCATTTTGAATGGATTGAATGTATTGTTCTATTTGAGTATTTTGATGACCAAGTTCAGCCATTATTGTATAAGTAAAATTGTCTTTTTCCGATGGAGAAACTGGTATATTAACTTTATGCAAATCACCTAACTGCCAAGCATCTTGTTTTGTAATATCTCTCCATTGTTGACGATATTGTTTCCACTGTTTTAATTTTTCTTCCGATACTGAATCATAATCTCTTAAAAACATAAAATCCGTTTTTGAAAGAATAGATTTTCTAGTGTTTAAAAGAAATGTTTTTAAAAAAGAATAATTTTGAACTTCTTCAATTAATTTTTGTTGTATATTATTCAGATTTTTAATATTTATTTCTTCAAAAAATGTTATTAATATATGAATAAATTTATTTAGTGTATTTTCGTCTACGGAATCGAAACGATATAATATTTCTTCAAACGTTTTAATAGCATAATTATAAACTCTTTTTTGTCTTTCACAATAATAGTTACCATTCTCAAACAAAGTAAATAAAATTATTTTATCATTTTCCGTATACCAAAATTCTGGCAAAACAGAAATAAAATTGGTATAATCTTGCTCATCGATTTGCAAAGGATATCCCTTGTAAATGAACGTAAAAGGATTTGTTAAATCTGGATGACCTACATGAGGATCTAGATATATTGTTAAAATCTTATTCATAATTTTGTTCTTTTATTTATTTAGATTAAAAAGCTTTGATTAGATATTTCAATCTAAAATATGGTTGTTGTAACGGAATTGATTCATTATTTCTTAAATAAAATTTAAGATTATTATCAAATGCTGTTCTAGAGGTAGGTCTCATAGTTACTGTTCCAGGAGGCAAAGATATTGATAAACTTTCCGATGTTGAAGTAGGATCAAAGTGATGATTGATTGATTCTGATAAAAATTGATTGGAAGAACCTCTAATTACTCCCCAATTTTCCTTGTGATCTGGTGAATTAACACCGCCACTTGAAGGGGAAGTACCTGGTACTGCAGAAGAAGTAATAAGTTCTATAGTAGCAGACCCACCATTTCCATCGTTCGCACCTCCTCCGGTTGCGCCACCAGGAACACCACGTAATAAAGAAGGAGGACCATCAAAAAACGATGCATTGTAAGCAGAAGTACCAGCTCTTCCATTTTGAGCATTAATGTCAGCTCCTGGATCTATACCACCAGCACCACCTCGATATCCACCGCCGCCGCCACCGCCGCCGCCACCATCGTCAACGTCTTCGGGTCTGATAGTGTTATAAGATCCGGATCTATTTGCACCCGATCTACCATATTGTAGAGTAGTATACACACCCCAATCTGTAAAATCTAATTTTTGTTGGTCCAAATAAAACTCGCCACTGTTGATTGCAGTAGATGCCCAAGTTGTAAGTGTATCTTCACCGTTAAATCTTTGACTCTGAACGTTTTGATGAAATCCACTACCACCGCCGCCGCCACCGCCGCCGACAATATACAAAATAGTTCCCTTCTCTAATCCAGCTGGATTAGAACCACCAGTTGGTATTGGACCAACTGTATCACAATACATGAGAGCAGCGCCACCACCACCGCCACCAGATCCAGAACATCCATTTTTTCCAGATATTCCGCCAAAACCACCGCCAAAACCAGTTTGAAATGATTCACCCGAAGCACCGCCCGGAGCACTCGCAATACAACCGCGACCACCGCCTCCGCCCATTGGAACAATAACTCTCAATAGAGAACCCCCAGGTATATTTTTAACCGTTCCTACAATTCTACCACCAGCACCGCCACCAGATCCTGGGTTTGCTGCATCGTTTCCACCGCCACCACCAGATCCAGAATAATGATTTATTTTGAAACTAACGAGATTACCGTCAGGTGAGTTAGGAGGTGGGTTAGGAACAGTAAATGAATAACTACCAGGGCCCGGAAACACATATACGGTTGCGCTACTAGGAGGAGTAATTGAAACTCCAGTACTACCCCCAAGAGAAGAATCATTCGGATCAAATGAAAGAGTATGACTATGTGTTCTTGATGGATTACCAGTATTTATTAAAACACCTTCTGGTCCCTCTGATATTGATCCACCAGCAGAGAAAGACGCAGTAGCAAGGCAACTACCGGATAAGTTACCATCAAGAAGTTGCCCGTAAGCTTTATTAGCATCAACAAATATAATTGCGTTAATAGTATGAGAGTGAAGCGGCGGACCACTTAAAGCAACTTGTGAAATACCAGAAGAATCGGATATTTTATAACTAGTGTTTCCAATAAATGCAGTTTCTACTTCGTTGTTGCAATTTTCCCATCCATCAGTTTTATGAATTCCCACTGTAAATAAAAGTGGCGAAACAGTAGGTGCTGTTCCATCAATTTGTCCACTAATTCCTGGATTTCCTGGCGATAGCTGATCTTGTTTTTCAAAATTATATTCTCCTCCCATAGATCCAGCAACATTTATTTGACCACCTGATGTTCCATCAGGAGCATATAAAGGAAACACAGAAGCAGATGATTTATTATTATCAATATTTCCTGTTCCTAGCAAATATTTTCCATATGGACATGGTAATCTAAAAAGGTCGGCAGGTCCATAATCTGGATATACACTAGAACTAGATATAGTTCCTCCATATTTTGTTCCTAAAATTCTAGCCAACTCTGGAAACCATTCAGCTTTTAATAATTGACCACGCATTTCAATAAATCCAGGAAATCTATCTTTAGATCCATATGGCTTGGTAGCGGAAGTAATGCCTTGCGCTGAATATCCACCAAAAAGTATTCCCGTAAGAGCGACTCTCCACCTATCAGCATCATCAGTAGTTGCAGCAGGATTTTCAACATAATCAAAAGGTTTTGGAACACATATTACCGTTCCAATTGCTGCACCAACTTTTTGACGTTGATCTGTGTAGGTTGCTACGAGTGGAACAGACGCTGATACAGATAATTTTATCTGTTGTGTGTAAAATAAATTACCAGCTGGAGAAATTGGTATAGTTTGAACAGATGATCTATAAAATGTCACTTTCGTTACTTGATTAAGTGTTACAGCACACCTGAATATAACATTGTTTAAAGTACTTGTTATACTAGATAAAAGTAAAACTGATGTTGTAACACCATTTACATTTATACCACCAAAAGCCGTCATGCCATTAGTTAAAGTTGACCAACTAGTTCCATTATTAGTACTAGCTTCCCATTGATAAGAAGGTAAATCAGTTCCAGTAAATGAAGGTGATAAAGATAAATCTACGTTTGTACCCTCAGTAACTTTTTTAATGTCAATATCAGCGTAATAATTAAAAATTCTATCTACAGTAATAGTACATTCATTTGTATAATATGTGTTTGGATTTCCTGATTGTGTTAATTTACATCTATAAACATCACCATTATTGGTTCTAGATGGTGCATTTATTCTATAAACATCAGTATCAATAGTTGTTTGATTAAAACCTACGGGAGCATTACCAAAAGTTGAAGTTCCAGTTGAAGTTCCAGATCGTTTTACTTCCCACTGATAATTAATCAATCCAGGTATTGTGCTGGTAGCTACTATTTTTAATTCTCTACCAGGAAAATCTTCATCAATAGTAACAGATGTTGGAATATTTGTAGTAATATTAATTGCAACAGGAAATACTTGTAATTTAGCACTATTACTAAATGATGTACTAGAACCTGCACTTGTAACTAAACAGCGATAAAAACCAGCATCGGTAAGAATAACGGATGGAATTTCATAAGTAGAACTATTTGCATTATTTATGTTAGTCCAGGAACCCGAAGCACTTGTACTCTTTTGCCATTGGTATGAAGGTTCTGATAAACTACTCGTGGTAGCAACAACAGTCCATGATACAGAGTTGTATTCTTGAACTTGTTTGTCGTTGATAGATGTAATTGTCAGAACTTTATCTGAACGCAAACTAAGAATACCAAAAGAAGATTGCACAGTAGATAAAGAATCTGGTACACTAACAATACATCTGTAATATTTTTGAACAATGGAAGAATTAGCAGTAGTAATAGATAACGTGTTAGTATTAATTCCAGAAAATTTAGGAGATTTGTGAACAGTGCTTCCGGAAGTAATACCATTTGATGTAGGAATAGAAAGAACGGTGTATTGAAAAGAAGTAGAATTAGAACTAGAAACAGTAAAAGTACCGTTGTAAACAATTGGAGTAACTCCAGAAATATAAACTTTATCTCCAGCATTTAAATTATGGGATGAACAGGTAACTGTTACTGTGTATCCAGAAAAAGTTATCGCAGAAACATTTAATAATGGAGAAGTATCAACTATTGGAGACCATGCTGTTCCATTGATACTATATTCCCATGAATAATTTATGATTGTGCCACTAGAAGGAGCAGCAGTTACTGCAAATATTGCTATACTATTTTCAAAAGATTCTGAATTTCCTGGATTATTATCAATATAAGCAGTTTGATATACATTTAATGTGCAAGGAGTTGAATAAGTTGTAACAACTGCAGTGCTTCCGTTACTATATCCGCTATTATATGTTACATACAATCTATACTTTGATGAATGATCTGTGCTTCTTCTTAATGCTGGAGTTGTAAATGTATGTATTCCTGCAGAACTAGGAGCAGTACTACTAGCTGGTGGTAAATTTGTTCCTGAATCATTTTTAACGAGACCAACATCAGTAAATGTAGTTTCTGATTCATATTGTCTTTGCCACCCAAGAGTAATCGGACCTTTCAATCCCGTGTCAACTGAAACATCTACACCCGCACTAATGGTTAATGTCTGTAATAATTCTGGATATGAGGATCTATTTAAAATTGGACCATATCTATCTTCAATTATGGATTCTGTGGATATCGGATTACGAATAATTGCAGTTTGTGTCAATATTAAAGATGCAGCAGAAGACACTATAGATTGTTCTCCCGACAATCCAGATATAATTACTCGCAAATTCATAACAGTTGTATTTTCTGTGCCATTTGACAATCTAACTCTTTCTAATTTTAAAATTGGAGAATTAGTTGTGGTTCCAGCAACTAATCTAAATGGAGTAGTTGATGTCCCAATTGTCGTATATGCACTCTCAGTACTCCATTTCCATTCCCATGAATAAGATAACGTTGTTGTTGCTGTAGTGTATGCATTAACACTCAGAGTAGCATTTCCACTATTAGTGATGCCAGTGTTGTAAGATATCGTGCTTGTTGTATCTGTTCCTTCTCCTGGTTGCCTAAGAATAATTATTTGAGGATTTACTAATAATAATACTGTATTTGTCGCTAAAGGACTATTAGAAGCGGTAACGCCCCCTTTTGTATAAGAAACAAGGCATCGATATCGTATACTATTTTGAGCAAATGATATATTTGAAAGAGTTAAAACAGATCGTTTATAATAACTTACTGGAATTGTTGGAAAAGATAATAATGTCTCAATAATAGTTATATTTGTTCCTGCACTAAGATTAGTCCAAGTTACTCCATTATCAGTGCTTTGTTGCCACTGAAATGCTATTGGACTAACATTATTTACATCCGTATTAATATAATCTGACAAACTACTATCTGTACTTGCATCTATTGTTAATGATAAATTTGATCCCGTAGCAAGTGTATATGAAGGTTGATTTAAATCAATTACAGTTATTGATGGAGGTATTAAAACTGTCAAACTTCTGGCAAATCCAACATCATTACTATAAACAGTAGAATTTAGTGTGCTGACAGCAGGAGATAAAGTAATCGGTCCAACCATATTATTAGGTTGTTCTGCTGAAATATAATAATATGTTGCTGCCGCAGCTGCAGTAGTGTCCCAAACTACTGTATTATTTTGTGTTCCATTATTTGTAATACCAGTAGCTACGGTATTAGTAGTACCACCAACAGGTGCTGTTTTAATGTAAAATGTATTATTGTTTGTTGAACTTACTGCAAAATTTAATCTATCACTAACTTTTGCAGATAGAGAAGGATTATTTCCGCTTGCTGATCCGCTAAATGTCCAAGCAGAAGATCCCGTACCAGTTACGGTGTAATTGTAAGTTACTGGACTATATGGTGTAAATTCTGATATTTGAACACGAATTTGATCATTACTTGCTGTTGCGTGTATATTTGTCAACGTGATACTAGATCCACCATTATTAGGTAAATCGAGCCAAGATGTGCCATTACTACTTACTTGCCAAAGATATACTAGAGTAGCTGCTGGTATATTTGATGTAGCAGAAACTGCAAAAGTTATTGATCCTCCAGCAAAAACTGATGGATTAACAGGCGTAAGTGATGAGATAGTAATAGACATTTTTTAAAATTTAATTAGATATTCGCATAAGATAAATTTTGACGATATTCTATCTATCGAAAATTTATTAAATTTATTAAACGTTACATTTGTAACTAATCCAGAAGAAGGAATTTCTGTATAATTTAATGTTGCTGTTGAACTAGATCCTGTAATACTAGGAAATAATCCAGTGTGAGCGTGATTTGTCACTTCATCACTACCAGAAATATCCAGAGTAAATGTTTCCCAAGCTCTTCCGCTAGGAGTGTCCGCCTGGCCTTGTGAAATTGGGCAGCAACCTATACGCCCTAATATGCATATACCAGTTCTAGTAGCTTTATATTGACATGATAATTTGTCAAGAATATATCTTCCTGTCGAAAGAGTACTACCATGGCCATGCCCCATAATTTCACCTTCTGAGACAGAGCTTCTTTTGGTTGAAGAAGGAGCAGACACTCTAATCGTTCCACTTACAGGAACATTTCTTTGTGTCATTTTAAAAATTCCATTATAATTAAAAGAAATAACATTTGTAGTCGAAGCATTTGATGTGAGATCAATAGCAACTCCAGCTCTAGTAACTTCAGTATTTGTTGATGTATTCAATGTAGTTGTATTCAAATAATTACCAGGAGTTGTTGCGGCAGTAATATACTTCGACCCTAAATCAGGTAACTGTATTTGACCACCAGTACCAGTTGAAGTTTGTTCTTGCAACGTTATACCACTTTTTCTATAAATGCAAGAAGAACCAATACCAATTATTGAAGCTAATTGTGGGTATTGTTCTGCATTCAAAATCTGCCCCCTGCAACGAAGATAACCAGCTGGTATATTATCAACATACTCTGCTTGTTTTGGATTTAAATCTATTAAAGTTTGGAAATATGGAAAAATTGTACCACAAGGGCCACCATATTTTCCTCGTTGAAATGCATAGGTAGTTCCCATATTAGAATGCTTTAATTATAAACAACATTGTTAAAGATGGACAGGCGCTAGTCATATTTATGGTTCCTGCGTCAAGTCCAGGACTATTATCAATAATTACATCGCTAGAAACAATATCTGTGTATGTATTTGTAGCTTTTACTGATAAAGCACTAGTAAATGTAATAGTATTTGATCCATGATCATGTCCACCCGTAGAATCCCAAGTTCTAATTGGAGCATTTATACTGGTGTGAAAATTTTTACGACCGCCCACGTGAGCGAGCATGTCACCGTCCGAAAATCCACTCCCAGGTAGTTCAGTGGTTGTTGTAGTTGATCCGCCTCCAGCAACATAATGATTGCCAGTCGTGGTATTTCTAAACCCCACAGTTGTTTTGGCATCATTTTCACGGTCTATGCTCTCGTCACATCCATTATATCTCCAAGTGCGTGCATAGTCACGGAATGTGGCAAGGCTTTGTACATGTGATATTTCTCCGCTGGTAGTTATTGAATGAGTATGCACTGGAATATGCCCGTCTCCAAGTTTTCTAGGTAAAACACTATATGCCCTTTGCAAAGTTCCAGGTGTTAATGCAAGTCCACTAACAATAGCACTTAAACCAGGAGTGGCATTACTTCTCACACCCACCAAATCAATTGTAGAAGGAGTTGGATTTCCAGCACCAGATCCAGAATTTCCGGAATTTGCGCCACCAACTTGATTCCAATATGGGTCGTTATTTCGTGATAGAGTTGGATTTGGTGTCCAAGGAGCAGTAGGCAATCCGTCCATAGGATTATCATTTGATGATCCTGGTCCATAAGTAGGAGTTGTTCTTTGCAAATATTTATAATGCCCCACAAAAATATCTATTATTCCATTACCAGGAAGATTTGGCAATCCAAAAGTAGATCCAGGTGTGCCTCCATAAGTATTTCCTATAGAATTATACAATTTAGGATAATCAGTGACATTTAAAAAAGCACCCGAGCAAATTCTCCATCCAGTAGGAATAGTTTCTTCTAATCCAGACCAAGGAATAATTGTTCCTACTGGATATCCAGATAAGGATTTAAGTTTTCCATATTTTGTTGCATCTGCAAATGCCATGTTTATACCTCCACTAACCACCAACCTCTGTTATCACTAGGTATAGCAGTAGAAGGACTTTTAGAATCAGAATCGCCAACAAACATAAGTCCAAATCCTGCATTAGGTGTGTTAACAATCAATTCTCCGCCAGAATATGAGTTTGTTCCACCTTGAGATTTTTGAATATTAGTGCCAGGTTCTGATCTAATTTTTAATGCAATATCATAATTCAAGTTTCCTTGAATATCAATAATTCTAACAATATCTCCCGTTACACAATCACTTGCTAAAGGTAGATTTAAAATTAAATTACCATTTGGTCTTACCAAATACTGAATATTTGGTTTTAATCTCTGAGCAACTTCACCGCTTGTTGCGGCAATAAATTCTGTTCTTCTTCCGCCATTCTTTGTGTAATAATTATCAATGCCAAATGCCTCTATAGAACCATCTAATCTAATTCTAAATGGTTTATTATTACTTATGCCAAGATTTTCAATTGAAAATACAGTAGTAGCAGCAGGAGCTGTTGTGCTATATGTAGCATTTAAAGTTAATGTAGCCCCATTCGCAGCAGCAGTTAAAGGTAATCCAATAACAGTTGTGCCCAATTGAGCATCCATCTTGATAGTACTTGTCCCACTCAATCCATTTTTAATTGTAAAATCATCACCAATAGTTAATGTTCCAGATAATTTAGTATTTCCAGAAGATCCAAGAATTTCAAATGCTATATCGCTTGCTACATCAACTCTAGATTTATCAAATGTTCCTGAAGCAAAGAAGGAGTCCTTAAACACTTGGAAATTAGCACCATTATATAATCTGGTATTTCCTGTGTTAGAATCTACATAAAGACGAGGGGATGATCCATTAGTAATTACAAAATACTGTTTTTCTGGTATTGTTGTAGATGTATTTCCACTTAATTCTATGGAATTATGTACTTTTAAGTTTCCGCCACCAGTTACAATTTTTCCAGATACTAAACTTGATGTGCTTGATAATGTTCCATCATCATAACCAATCGTTACATCACCTAAAATATCTGTATTTCCAGTGGTTGTTATAACATTAAATGTAACTTGCTTAGATGCACCCGACCCACCGTTGTTAATAGAAAATGTTTGTGCATCAGATTCGTTAATGGTTGTAATAGTAACAAATTCTTCAGATGAAGTATTTTTATCAATTCTTAAAATATCATTTATTTTAAAAGCGCCACTAAATTCGGCTAAATTTATATTTGTTATCAAATCACCAACAGCAGCAGGGAAAATATAAGATGCATTCTCTGTTTTTATTAATCTTACAATTTTATCGCTTGGTTGATGTGCAATTGGCGCTGTGCCATCAACTCCTCTTTCAACTTCAACTGTATAAGGAGTAACCGTTGAAGGTAAATTTGTGGTTCTAACTATTTCAGTATTAATTAATAAATAAATACCGATTTGATTCAATCCATCAGGATTATTGATCGGAATAGTTGTGGTTGTAGAACTAACTGCTGAACTACCAATCGGATCTATAAGTGTATTCTTAAGCCTAACAGCAGCAGTTCCTGGAGATGTAGTTCCACTAGTATAATTAACAGTAATTGGTATACCACCAGAAGTTGTTGAAAGTGTGACACCGTTTGTATCTGCATTCAACACATAATATGTTGTTGCCGTATTTACTCCAGTAAAATTACCAACACTTGTGAAAATAATTGCGTTTCCAGGAACTAAAGTATTATCTGAGATTATTAGTTTTGTAGCAGTGTTAGGACTTGTAATTGTTACTAATCCAGAAATATTTTGACTAGATGCAATATTTTCAATATATTCATAATAATCAACATTTAAAAGAGTTGATGTAGCACCACCAATTCCAGTCAATGATCCTTGACTATGTGATTTACCAACATTTGGTAATATTACTGTTCCTGTTGCAGTTTGCTGTGTAATTGTTCCAGTTCCAGTAGTTTGATAAGTAAATTCTGTTAGAGATGAAACAGTAATCGACACGGTGCCAATAGTTGTAAATTGACTATTACTGCAAAGAATTCTAACTTGATTATTAGTACTTAAATTGTGATTAAGCGTAGTTGTTACTGTTGCTGTGTTTCCTGTTCTAGAAACTTTCGAAATTTTAATTGTTCCAAAAGTGTTTCTTGTTACACCAACGCTAGAATTTCGGAATCCACCATTTTGTTCAATATCACTCTCAAAAATTGCTTTGTTGTTAACTTTCAATCCATTACGCAGTAAAGTTGTTCCCACAGATCCACCAATTTCAACTTCTCCAGCAGTAGGAGCAATTTTAATAGAAGTCAAATTAGATGGGAACATGATAAACTTTTTATTAGGAGTTGTCGCCGCAATTTGATCTCCCTTAATTTCTAAAATACCATCGAGAACAGTTTGATAGTTTCTTACTCTAAAAATACTTTGAGATTGATTGTTAATAGCACCACCAAATGTAATTAAAGACGATGGCGGTTGAGTTGGTGTAGATGGATTTGTAATTTGTGGTGCTGTAGCAATATTTACAGTAGAGTTGTAAATATTACTATGAATATTTAAATTACCAGTATTAGTTGCTGATGTACCAATATTAATTGTTTGTGATGCAGTGGCACTATTAAACAGATTTACCGTAGTTGCCCATGCACCAGCATCAAATGTTAATGCAGTTGGTTGATTAGCAATGTTAAATACTGCGTTCGTAGTTGTAATATCACCACCATTTACCTCGATATCAGATTCGAATTTAAAATCACCAGTAATTCTACCATTTCCGCTAACGACTAAGGTTCTATCGAGATTTGCATTATTTACATTAATACCTACTCTGCCATTATTCGTAGTAGCAATTCTTAAAGTTGCTGCAGCAGTAAGTGGATTTGCACTATCACCACCAACCACGAAAGCATCATCTCGATTAGTTTCGGTCTTATTAGTTCCAGTTTGAGTGAGATAAGAAAGAATCTTCTTACCACTGATAAATCCAGTACCAACAACATCTAAGTTTGCTCTTGGAGTCGTAGAAGCATCAACGAATGCAGTTTGATATGCAGAATGTGCAGAACGAGCAACGGTGTTAATACCAACCTTGTAATCACCAATTGTCTCAGTTTCGGTTCTAATCGATTCAGAACCAAGAACTCCAAACTCTTTGAATGCAGATTTAGATTTTTCAATTACAATACCTGGTTGTGTTACTGAATCAACTGGATAACCATTGTTAGGTAGTGGAATACCAGTAAATTGAGGAAGATTGCTATTAACAATAATCGTTACAAAATTATTAGCACCATTAAATGGCGATTGACTTGTACTGTAGACAGGCCACACTCCATTAATAGAACCGAGAGAACCAGAAGCACCAGTGATACGAATTTGTGAAGATGATGTAATGTTTAGTGAATTGTTTGTAATACCAAGATTCCAGTTTAAACGTACAGTGGTGCCCGTCGCAGCACCTTGAATGCCAATAATTTGAGGATTGAAAGTAAAACCACCGATGGTACCAGAACGATTTTCAATGCGAATATAATCGTTAGCATAAATCCATCCCAAAGAACCAGTAAAGAGTGTTTGATCACCTTTGAGTTGAATTAATCCTGATACAAGTGGGAATTTACTACCAAAATTAGTGTTTTGTAACTGTGATGGTCCACTAGTTGAAATACCAAATGTATTTGTAAGATCAGGAGTTCTATTAGATAACGCAGTCATTATCTGATAATCTTGCAATCCTCTTGGATTGAAATCAACTACTGATGTTTGAATTCTACCTTGATGTAAAATAATATCACCAGTTTTTTGTTGAGAAATATTGATTTCTAAATAAGGATCATATCCAATAATTGTACCTTCTCCCGTAACAATTTTAAGTGATGGAAAGTTCTCAACAGATCCAAATGATGTGGTGTTGTTGATAACGATTGGAGCATTGAAGAAACTTTCTGCTTTTCCTTCTGAACCATTTACTGTAATAATTTCATTAAAGGTAACTGCAGTGTCAAAGGTAGTTACTAGTCCATCAATTGGATCAATTTCATCAGAAGATTCTACAAGTTTTGCAGATTCTAAGAATGTTTCTTCTCCAGTAATAGCATTAATTTTTCTATTACCAATATAAAGATCTCCATTAGAGTTTAAACCAGTGTAGAAAACAATTCCAGCATCCTGTTTTTTTGCTTGGGAGTAAAAATCTTGAACATCCGTGAGAACAATTTCCTGACGGGCAGGAAGACCTGTAGAATAGTTACCAGGACCAAAACCAAGATACTCAAACGTGTGGTTACCTGCACGAGCAATCGATGGTCTGCGAAGTTCTACATAAAGTTTTCCTTCTGTTGGATATAAAGAATTTCCATTAATAGGAATTTTTCTGCTTTCCGAACCAGCAGATGCAGTTCCTGACTGTGCTTTAATTGAAGAATCTCCAGAGAAAGTATATCCACCAGTACCAGGATCTTGAATAAAATCAAGAATCAATTCCTTAGTTAAACTATTCTTAGCATCATTAACTGTGACCAAACCATGTACATAGTTGTCAGCAGTAGATACAGTTGGAGGCGGATCGGATAGCGTTGTGGTTGAAATATCAACACCCTTATACCACTCTGGATCGTTCTTGTAGAACTCAGGATAAAGTTTAGAAACTGGTTGCGAGAACTTAAAGTTTCTGAAGTTTATACCAACACCAGATCCAGTAGGATATGGGCTGATGTCGCCACGAATACAAGTTAAGTAGTAAATGCCATCTTGCTGACCAGAAATTCTTCTGCGAATCGTATTAATATCAAAGATGTAGAATGTGTTATGAATATCAGGAACATCTTCTACTTCAGCGATGGTGTAAGAAACACCATTGTCATCGTTAACTCTATCGCCAGGAGTTAAGGTGTAAACATTCGCACCCTCAACAACATATGGATTATTAATAATATCAGATCTACCACTGTTAGGTTTGTCAAGCAAAGTTGCAGTTACAGAACCTTGGGTGAAAACGGTAGGTGTTGCTGCATAATAATCAATGAAAGAATTTCCAGTGAAATCCTTCAGAATCATATAGTATTCGTTTTCATATGCAAAGTATCCGTGCACATAAGCAGTGCCAGAACAATTACCTGCCCATGTTACTCTGTTGGTGTTGTTTGAATTTATTACGCTTGCTACAAAAAATCCATTACCTCCTTCTGGCGAAGAAATTTTAACAGTTGTAAAGATCTTGGTTTTGTAAGCTTCCGCATCAATACCAATATCAAAAACATTCAACTGTAGATAATTTTTGCCATTGAGCAAAACTTTTCTAGCAGATTGAACAGTAAATGCTACCTTTGCATTTGTTTCCAATCTTTTTGGATTACCAAATGGTGATGGATCGTATGTAGAAGAGAAGTTTGGATTGAGCGTAATTTGCTCTTGTAAGGATAACCCAAGACGCTCTCCTGATACAGGAGCAAGCAGAGTTGCTGTATCTGCACCTGTTGAAGTTGGTTTGAGAAGAATTTTTTGTGGTAGTAATCTTCTCTTTTCATCTGTGCGAATTTTAAGTACAAATCCTCTGATAGGATCACGAACTGTCTTAAGATTTTTAGGTACTACATAACGCAGACGATAGATTCTATCCTCTTTTGTTCTGTTGTCTTCAATTCTTTCAAAATAAGAATCAGTTGTTCTCAATCTTCCAGCATAATCTGACTGCTTTATTCTAGGAATAATAGTGTTTCCAGTAGACAGAGTTTCTATATACCAGCAACCATCTGTGGGTGAGACGCCAATTTTAGGATCGTATCTAAGTGGTGATCTACGCTTATCAGCAAATGTGTAGAATTCTGGACCGCTTCCTGTTTGGTTTGTTGGGTTAATTACTGGTTGGCCAATTACTGTTTGGAAAGAGATTGGATTGATATTATCACGAGCATTTGCAAATGTTTCGTGAATTGTAAATCTTGTGCTACTAACGTAACGAACATAAAAAAGTGTTTTGCTAGAAATAGTTGCGCCACCAAATGTTGATGATAGTGTAGGTAGTGAAGATCCTACAATATCAGATCCTATACGGAAAAACACTAATTGTGGAGTTACATTAGTAGATGGTTTATCAAATACGTGTGGTCTGTCAGTTTCAAGAATTGAAGAAGATCCCACAACAATTTTTGTTTTATACTGATGTAAGTCATAGTTTAAATCAAGAATGTATTGATAGACATCAATTTCTACATTTGAATCAATTCCATCTGTTTCGGACGAATAGATGTAAATACCTGCAGCAGCATTTTCTGAACTGGTTGCGAGTAATAAATTCTGTTGATTAGAACCATTAAATAATCCAATATTAGAATAATCATAAGGATCGGTTTTTCTGCCAGGAGCAATTACATAGTAAATTGTATTTGTATCAAATCCTTTTGGTAAACGAATTACTCTCTTGTCTACATTAACCCCACTTTTTGCTCTTGGTACAAGACGAATTGGTGTTCCTGTTTCAAGCTGGTGTGGGTTAGTTGTGGGAATTCCATTGCTATCAAACTCAGTGAGAGAAAATAGAGTAGCTCTTTGTGCAAGACCAGATGTATTTAAAGTTGATGCAACTCTAGGAACCGACCCAACTCCACTGTTAATAACAGTAGATAAAATTTGATAATAATTAACGAGCGTGCTTGCAACACTAGCACATTCTCCACCAGGAGCACCAGTTGCAATATCTCCAGGAGTAAGGTAATTATAATCTTGAGTTATACTAAAATCAGTTGATGGAGCTAATTCTGTACTCCAAACTCCTTGAGTTAATTCAACATATAAATTAACTCCAGTGGAAGTAGCGGTAGCATTAACATTTGATCCAATATCAAATTTGCTTCCTTGAGTACCAAGTTGAATTTTATTTGTAGCGAGACCGTTTAAGCCATCACCAATTTTTTTAATATATGCAGTGGTAGGAATATTTGTTGTATATGTAATTGTACTTGATGAAGACGTTGGAATTGCTGCAACGCTGCGAACCTTCATGCCGATTGCAAGACCAACTGTGCTTGGAATAGTTACAATCGAAGATCCGTTAGTTGTAGATGCATTAGAAATGTAGGTGTTATGATTTCTCATTGCAGAAATCGCCAAATCTCTTACATAACGATATGCATCAAGAGTTTCTAACTTTTCATTTTCAATATAATCTAATTGAGTACCAGTGTAATATGATTCAGCGGCATTAATAGTGTTTATATTTCCACCCAATTTCAAATCAGATGTAATAGCTTCTACAATATATCCAATATCACGCTTACACTTACTTGCATCACTTACTTGAGACCATGGACCAATATTTCTAACTGGCAAATTATTTAAATTACCAGCAAGAAGAGAACTATTAATAATATTAACTAAAGTATCAATAGTTCGTCTTACATTAGCACAATCCCAATCGCCATTGTCTACTGTTGGAAGCGCATTAATATTACCAGCATTTATAACACTAGTTACAATAGAAAACAAAGAATCTACCGTTGATTGAACATCAATGCAAATTGCTCCATTTCCAGATTGCGTATATGAAATATTTCCACCTGACCCACTAGCAACAGCAGGTCCAGTAGATATATTTAAATTCTTAGCGTAAAGTTGATTGGTAATTGCTCGCTTACACCATTCTCTTGCTTTATTAAATGCAGCAACAGATTGTGCAATTTCGCCAACAAGACCATTTGGAATTGGTGTACCTGCTTGAGTAAAATACTCTCTAACTGAACCTACCGTAAATTCATTACCACCCCAGAAAATATCCTGAGCAATCGAATCAACAATATATGCAATATCTCGCTTACACTTAGTTTCTCCTGCTGGCGAAGACCCAAATGATTCTGCAGGTAATCCTGTAAGATTACCTGCAGCAATTCTTGAAGTAATTAAGAAAGAAAGGGTATCAATTGCTAATTGAACATCAGCACAAGATACTGCATCTGTGTTTGCAATAGTCAAACCAGTTCCATTATAGTTTGCTTTACCAGCAGTAATGGTAAGATCTTTAATTGTAAGTTGGTTGGCAAGAGCTGCCTTCATTAGGTTACGAGCTTTAGTAAATGCAGAAACAGATGGACCTTCTTCTCCGAGTAAACCATTAGGTAATGGAGTACTTGCATCTACAAAATATTGCTGAACAAACTTACGAGAATATACGTTACCACCACCCTGTACAACATCTAAAGAAACTGCATCAATGAAATATTCAATATCTCTTTTGCACTTAGTTTCATTTGGATTTACAAAAGATGGAAAATCAATTATTATTTGTGCATAAGCGCCATCAATAATTTCTTGTTTATTTTGCTGAATTAAACGATATGCATCTTTATATCTAGAAGTTGATGTAGTTTGAGGATCACCTGGATAATA